AAAACCTGAATATAAACAGCAAAGCCTACATATTTTAGCTAAAAGACTTCTAAAATGTGTGGTAACCAAATACTGAGTAGAAATTCGTTATTAAAGGAAACTTTTCTATTGTTAACCTACAAGAGAGTTTAACGACGTCTCTTACGTCGATTGGAATGTCTTCAAAATCACTTTTTTATCATCAAAATATACCTCAGGAACTCGACATCTAAGTGTGGAAACAAAAATATATCCAGAATAGTCGTAATCGAAAAATTTTTCACATGCTTTTAAAGATCCACGTAAATCGACTCCGTTAGCCGGATTTAACTCACACACACGCGGGATTTGATCCCGTAAACTGGCCACAAAATCTTCAAAGACCTCTCTCCCATATAATCTAATCTCGAATAGGGATGATAGAATTGCCCCCTGAGCATGGGCAATCAAATTTTTTTGACGTCGTCCACGTCAACATCTTGTGAATCGTTAACAGATCTATCTGGCCGAGCTCATTCCGTTTTAAAAATGTGACATCTTTCTTCTCCATAAAGGGTTGTGTAACTTCATTTTTGCTAGAATCTGTAGGCCTGATACCCAAAGACAACATGATTGGAAGGGTCGAAAGCTGGTTGTACGCGCTTAATGACGTGGTTTCATGAGCATCATCCCCTCCATATATACCCCTGACATGTTCAGAATAGACGAGTGTTGGAAAGAGAGTATAGAAGCAATATCTGGCACGAATTGAATTGGCTATCGAATTAAATATATACGTCAATGGATGTCCGGATGGCGTTCCTGATTCTAAATTATATAAATCGTTGCCGAACAAAGCTACGGGAGAAGTGAACAGTGGCTGAAAAGCTTTGAAAAAGGTGTCATCTGGGAAGCCTCCACCCAATTTTGCAAGCCTCATCATAATTTCAAAAGCGGCATCCATTAATTGCTTCGGTAGTCTCAAATCCCAATCAGAAAAGTCTGCGGCCATATGGAATTCATTTACATTCAAATAATCTTGAATTTCTTTCCATTCTTGGGAATACGGATTTATACCGTAGGCACATTCAAACTCAAGGGGGTGCCTGTAAACCAGCAACGGCAACCACCAAAAATACTTTCGGCAAATACAATATGTGGCCGTGTCCCCAACGTAAATTAACCGTGTTTTTGTTTTAGACAGTTTCACAACTTCATCCTTAATCTGAGCTTTCACCACCGAAAAGTATGTTTCTCCACGCAACAACATGTCTTCACATTCATATAAATATTCTCGAAATCGAGGATCAAATACAACCTGGTCACCGTTAAACGTTATAAAATCCCTTTTCTTTCCTGTTGCATACGGATAGCCTACCGCTGTGTGAAGTTTCATGGGCCGTATTTCCTCAATTCGCACACCATTTTCCTTTCCCATTAAAGCATTTGAATACGTCTCAGGGTGGATGGAACTAACATCTGAGGGGGTCAGCGAGGCCGTCACACGACTAAAATAATCTTCAATGGCTACTCGCAAGATACCCGAATCCATTTCATTCTTAGCTTGTTTCAAGATTTTCAAATTGCGCTTATGTGTGTCACTCACATTACGTCTAATCACTCCCCCTCGATACACCGACGGAACACCGAAGATACTGCGATCTATCAATGACCCATTGACCCGCAACTCCATCTTGGACAAAAAGGATTCTTTTGCTGCAGACTTTGTGGACTCACCACAGGCTCCTCGTAATTCCCCAATACACACTGAAGCACCAAAAGGTCGAGCACTACTACAAAATTTCACAGAATCTGTCAACGAGCCACTCATTTTTGGTTGAACTGTCGGCATTATCACAACGTCTAGGTCAACTTTGGGGAACGGTGTTATCAATATTGTGTTCAACCCCGGTGCTGTCCCTACTAACATTCCTACATTCACACCATTCTGATCGACAACGACAACGCCGCAATCTCCAACCACAAAACGCTTACTGGGGGAATTAAAAATGTACCCCTTTGGAATGGTAATGACATTGTCCCCGTCCTTATACGATTGATTCAATCTAGTCTCAACAAACTGCAATGGATAGTTAGTGCGATCTTCGGGATCATAACAATAATAAGATGCGCCAATTTGGGGCTCGGTTGGTAAAATCTGCCCGTCTCTAAACATGGAACCAAAACGAACAGCTGTCTCTTTCAATTTGACATACGCTATATCCAATTCGGGAAAAATCTGGACACGCTCCACATTTGTTTTAGCCTCATAGGTGACCTCACCGTCGACAATTTTTCTAACATAAACGGTTATATTAGGGTCAAACCCTTTGAATAAATGTGCCACTGTCATCACGTGAGTACTATCTACAAAATATCCATAAGCTACGCGATCCATAATCTCAACCGTCACTGTTCTACGAGCGGCTTTCTTCAATCCATGAGAGGCAATTCCTGATGCACCTCGAATGTCATTGTATTCCTCATTTCTGGAATTTGATTTCTTTTCTTTCTTCTTCCATCTGGTTGAAGCCACACCTACACCAATAACCGAAATACCCACTAACAAAGCGCCAACAACCGCAATCGTTGCCATATGATCTCTAATAACCCTGTAATAAAGGGGACGCGACCACTGCACAAGCTTAAAATTGGCATACGCTCGAAACTTTGCAAACTCGTAGCGGAAGTGTTCGGGAAAAATTCGTAATCTCTGCAAAACAACACTTTGTCGTGCTGGACTTCGGGATACCCACCACGTTTGAATCATCAATGAAAAAGCTACACACGCATGAACAGGATAAGAAAGAATAGGCATCAAAAACGCGGAAATAGCTGTGTGCGCATGGAACATATACATGCCCAAAAACCCAAGGTGAGTAGCTAAAATTGTAAACATATGATTATACTCAGTTCCGACGGGTTGTAAATCGGGATTCAATCCTGGATTTACATCTTTTTCATCTTGAGAATTGTCAAACACCTTGTAGGGAATAAGACTATGGTCTTTGTTAGCCATATAATCATCCAAATAAAATTTTGCAACTTGTGCATCCACATGAGGCCATAGCCATATAGGAATAGCGACTGAATCTTTCTTTACATTTGCTAACCCTCTTTGAACCCGACAATTTCGAAATTCAGGTTTTTCATCCGGCTGCATATTAAACTCCATCAAAGGGTCATCACCATTAAAATCAGGATTTTGGTAAACTCCACGTGGTTTACTCTTTCTGAACCACCCGGACGCAACAAACACTTCGCTCTCCTTTTCTTCAAATACTCCTGAATCACCTGGTGGTACTTCATCATGTAACAGCTCACGCCACAACTGCGTAATCTTTATGTCTTTCTCAGTGTCTGTTTGTGGTTGCCCCAAGACAAACGCCGGAGGACTTTGATCAGCAAACTCCAAATCAGTTTCATAATCCTCAGTGTTATGGGAACAACATGATTTTTCCTCATCACTAGAATCCAAATTATCTACGCGTTTGTTCTCATACTGTTCCTGTGGAACGTTTGTGTGCACCATCGCCGAGTCTTCATCAGTCACACTAGGTGCCTGGGAGTCCAAATCTACAACCTTCGCACACGTACAGGGTCGAGTGTAGCATGACAGACAAATCGGATCTTTTAAATTTTGTCTCATTTTATCAAGCTCGATGTGCTTGGTCAATTGATCATGAATATATCTCAGAGCTTCTGATCGCCGTTTTGTCTTAAACACTTCCTCCATCCTGTTACTCGTTGGGTTCACCAATGGCTGGTCTTTATTGTATTCGGGAACCACCTGTTTAAAGATGTATGTAAAACCATTCTCGTAGTAGCTGCTATCAGCATCAGCAAAATTGAAAGTATAAGTGCTCACATCGGGGTGCACCTCAAAATAACAATGAAACCGCCTTAATAAGGCTATGGGATTTTGGACATACGTTGATACACCGAGCTTGTCGATGTTGGATGTAACGCACAACGTTCTAATTGCCCATGGTATAGCGCCCTTGTTGGGCGCTTCTGACTGTTCCGAAAAATTTTTGTGCGTTTGTTCAATGCGTAGGATGCGGTCAAAGGGATTGGTTTTAATCATCTCTGGCCTCGATGAACCGATATCATCCAGAAACGCATGCTCTTCTCCGTTATACGGATCATCCCAAGGCGAATCAGGATTTAATGACACTGACCGGGGATTGACCAAACCCCAACACTTCTTCGATATCTCCCAAATATCGTTCACTATGGTTGTTTTGCCTGTACCAGGCGGGCCCACAATGGCTATGCCAAATGGTAGCGGTCTGGTTTCCGCCACTTGGTGAGCCACATTGAATCTCGAAAAGGCTGATTCAAAATGTCGAGGCAATTCTTTTGATAATCGTTCACACAGTTCTCGGTAATGGTTCATATCATCAAGTAGACCAGGCATACCCGTGACTCTATAGTCATAACAATGTTTCTGAATTATAACAGTGGCTGCTATGTCGATACATCTGCGAATTTTTGGATCAAGCCTAATATACTCTAATTCATCCTGTGCACGCTGTAAATGAACTTGAAATTTGTCCGGAAACAACTTGGCCAAAAAACTAACCCCTTTTTTCCCAATAGTCATCATCATATCAATGAAATCACACTCTCGCACCATGTTTCCAATCAGCGTAAACGCTACCGTAGGATCCAATGTAGCCTTGATAGACTTTGCAATAAGAGATATCATAGCAGCCGTGAACACTTTATTGATAATTCTTCCGAATGTTGAGGCAAAAAAGCCTCTGAAACTTGATGCTTCAAATTCTCTTTCATTTCTGTCACTCTGTTCTACAGGCGCATCTTCCGCCGCGCAATTCTCGACATCTCGATGTTTGCTAATGAATTCCATAACGTCATCTATCTGGACCAAATCTGACGGGATTTCACAAACCTTCTTCAAAAACTTGAATGCTGAAGGAACATCTTTAATGGCATTTAAAATTTGTAGTATCGTAGATGCCAAAATTTCAGGATCTTTATATTTGATGTACGACCTGATGCACATAACAATTGAGCTAATTTGAGCCATTATTCCTAAAGTGTCCAATGCAGCAATACCTGAAGATGCTCTAAACTCAATATCCTTGCCTTCTCTCTGTTTTTTCTTCTGTTTCACAGCCTTCCTGAGATTTTTAAGCCATTTCTTTCGATCTTTTTCTTTATGAGCATGAAACTCTTTTCGAGCCATTTCTTTTTCATCATCATCCCGCCAACCATAGCTGGGACTTTCACGGGTTTTCGATTTCCCAAAGCCACCTATCAATAAATCAACATCATCCAAAGGCTCATATCTGTCACGAGGATTATAATTTCCAATGCGCCAATGTAAGTGGTCTAGCACAATTGCTTCTTTATCCATAAAGTGTATGTAGGCATCTGTTGGGTCATCAAAACCAAAGATTATCATCTTTTTCTGATTGCCTTCAAGCAAGACAATCGCTTGGGGACAATCCATCCACACTAGAAACTTTCTCATACCTTGAATCGTCCATCCTGAATACATATCAGGAGTTTTTGATAAATCGCAGTTACTTGTCAGCCAATAGGTATCCACCGTCTTCACAAAATTTCCAATATCAATCAAGGAAAACCCTAAGTCTAACAGAACTGTTGTGCCGCAAGTATGCGGCAACATATCGGCTAAAAGCCTATCGCTGAGTACGAGGCCTCCAATGAGGGAGACCACGCTGTCTTCTTCTTGTCCAACGGACTGGCTTCCGTTGTTTATGTCTGGTTCCTCCAGAAAGATAGGGGTACTGGACAAGCGTCGCATCTCAACAGCTGGCACCTGCTGAGATTCGACCGAAGGCATTTGTGTATTTGTGTTGATACTTACGCGATCAACGTACGAATTTTCTTTTGTTGAGGGGTTTTGAGAATTCATGGGTGCGTTACGCGTTCGGTTTTTGTTTTTACCTCCTGAGAGGGGCCAATCAAGGCATTGTTTAAAATATCGTTAATTACGATTATACCTCTGCTTCCATACAGCTGAGGAGTAGAGTCATTCTCAAACATTAGCGTGATATAAATACACCACATTAAGGGATTACTTAAATTGGTGCCAGCAAGTAAGCACAAAATGCGCCGTTCTGATGCATTTAATCACAACAAATGAATGGAACTATCGGTCCGGATGTCCATTAAGTGGACTAGGGATGCCATCCCCACCGTCTAAAAACATCTAAATTATACGCTAACTACTTTCCTGGAAATTACGCTTCCAGGGCACGAGTTTGTCATCATCATTCAAAGTCCTCAAACGAGGGGAAGCTGTTCACTACTACATGATAACAGCTAGAAATCTCATCACACAAGCACGTATTCATCATCATCGACAATCTTCTTCCGACTTCTGCACAAGTTCTGGGTGTTACCTTGTAAATTCACGGAGGATTTTCCGTTAAGGCGATACTGCACAAACCAGCTCAATCACTTTCGCTTTAGTAGTACGGGCATGCGGGAATACCCGTCATACAGTTACTAAAAAGCTTACTGAAATTACTGGAGTTGTACTAGC